AACGAAGCCGTCAGTCAATGACTTGGTCACCGTGATCTATGTGCTTACCAAGGGCGGTAATGGCGACTCCTTAGTAACTTTCAACAAGCGGCTGATCGTAACAGGCTATCCGGACATTTCAGGTGTCGCTTACGCCAACCCAACTGGAGGCGCCGATGAGAAAAGCACCCTAGCTTACAAGAACGTCGAGTCAGGTGCGTTCGGTACGTACTCCTCCGCAGTAACGAAGCCACAGTACAAGGCCATCGTGAATCTGTATCCCGGCATCGTGGACGCTATCACGCAAGCGCAACGGGAACTCAATCCTCGCGACGTGAAATGGATGAACGTCATTCGTGTAGCTGCCTTGACTACCAGCCCGTGGACAGCAGAACAGAAGCGTGATTTCTGCAAGTTCTGTCAGGAAGTGTCGATGTATGCACCCTACTTCATCTGGCAAGACCCAATCCCGATCGGTCGGGACGTGTCTGTAGCTGTGTATTGTTTCAACACTGCGATCCCTAGCGAGGTCGAGAGCAAGGTACGTGCAGGTCTCAAGAACCTGTTCTCTGCCCAGCCTGGCTTGCTGATGACGAACTTCCATGAGTCAGATCTCGTAGAGGCCTGCTTTGCCGCAGCCCCGGGTGAGATCTCCTACGTCAAGGTTCTCAGTCCTGCCGGTAGCATGATCGTTACTGCTCCTGAGAGCCCACAGCCGACAGCTACTGTAATCCCCGGTGCTGGTATCCTGAGTCCTTTGGTGTACGCTTACGGAATATCAACAGTGACGGAGTCGGGCGAAGAGGGCCCACCAGCACATTGGGTATTCCCTCAAGTTGTCAGCGGCTTGAATGCTGCGATCAATATCTCTTGGCCGGAGAACAAATCGGCAGCGGCCTACAAGATCTATGGTCGCAAGGCCGGGAGCATCGGACTGTTGGCAACCATTCCAGCAGGTACGCTTTTCTGGTCAGACAATGGTACGGTCGACCCCACAGGCGATCCTCCAAACCAGCTTGCCGATACACCTGTGCGGTACAATTCGTTGCGCGATCTTTCTGTCACCGTGCAGTTCTCTGATCGCCAACAGAAAATCAACTTGGGTTGAGTTATGATTTACACACTTGATCTCCCTACAAGCAGTCCTGCACTGAACAGTCGCTTGGGTTACAGCCTGCCCAAGTCTATACTGCTCCCACCTTACTTGGCAATCAATCCATACTTCGTCGGTTACACGAACGCGATAGATGAAGTCTTTGGTGAACTCGTTGATGCCAAGCTTGATGCCTTCCACAACATTCGCAACATGTGGGTTGACAGCCCAGACGTGGAAGCAAAGATCGAAGCGCAAGCGATGGTCGCCTTTGAAGATTGGGGCATCCCCGAGAAGCCCTTGCTTATCAAGCAGGTCAACCTTCTCGGCATGAAGCTCTCCAACTCAGGTGTGATCACTGAGTCTGCGTACTTAGCGTTGTCCCGCTTCGTTGGGCAGTACTGGCTGGAGAAGGGGAAGTACGCAGCCATCGATTTCCTCAACTTCTGTTTGAGTCAGGACTTCACTCTAGTGAAGCTCTGGACAGAGGACTACGACACTTTCGTACCTGAGGGCGATGCTCGTATTGGCATCCCTCTATGGGATGGAGGAACTTGGTATCCAACGACACACGTGTCCCTGACAGTCAAAGGCAACCTCGAGATGGAACCTCAGGTCTTGACGAAGTTCTTCGACGACGTTGCCAACTACAATCTGGTCTTGCAGAGCATCGAGCAAGTCTTTGACATTCCTATTGTTCCCACCTATGAGTCGACCACTGCCGACATAGTGGCAGTTGCTCTGCTATGTGAGAACGCACTAGTCATCAGCAACAAGGATTCGTTCGGTGCAGATCCACCACCCATGAATACTTTCGACTGGGTGTCCACGCTGTTCTACTCTACAGTAGGACCGCAGGTGTCGTACTTCCTTGGACAGCCTTCGGGTTGGATCAAGACGCACGATGGGAAGAAGCTACCCGTCTACGGCAAAGCCTATCAGGCTTCTGCATTTGCTCATAGCTTGCCGACGAAATGCTTCGGTGAAGGTAAGGTTCTCTGCGGTGACAACTTGGTGTGGGTTAAGGTGCCGGGTAGCAACAGGTCGCCAGCACGGATCCCAGGATACATGAGCCGCACGGCATTGGCTACGACGGACTCATTCATCTACGAGTTCCTAGTGACGGACGTCAACGACGTTCCTATCGTGAATGCCGGTTGTATGGTTGACGCGCTGACTCCAGTCGATGCGTATGCCCCGGAGTTCATAGGCCTAGTAGCCTTCATGGAAGGGGTTCACCCACGAACCTATTTTGGAGTATCGCCTATACCGATCACGAGCCCACAAGGACTATACGAACTCTACCCGAACGTGTGGGTTCCATATTGGTAAGTTTCATTTTGAAAAGGAAGCGCAGCAATGACTACTAAGATTCCAGTTGTCGGTTACGACGAAGCAGCCCGGCAGCACCGACCCTTGGTGCCAGGTTCGGAAGTTATCGATCCTCGCGTCGTCCCGGTGTCAGCCTTCGTAGCAAACAAGCTCAAGCTGAACTCTGATGGCTTGTACTACGGGGACTATCCGATGCCTCCTACGATTAAGGTTGATCCGTTCATCGGCGAAGATGTCTACGCCTCCGAGGGCTTAGGTTACCTAACGCTCACTTGTAAGACCCTTGACTTCGCTCTCAGTCTCATTGAGACGTATAAGCCCAAGCAGGTTACCATCCTGCTAAAGTCGGGGTCGACCTTCTCTCTGAGCCAGCGTCGAGTGTTGTCGAATGTCGACGTGACCTTGTCTCTTTACGACGAGCCCACGTATGGTACATACAATGTCCTGCTTGCCGGTAGCTTGCTGCACAGTCAGTATCAGGCCAACTTGGATCGACCGGTGGTGATCTCTGACGTTCAGCAGGACAACGTTACCAACTGCTGGTACATGCGCAGCATCGTCCTCAAGGACTCGACGTTCAGAAGCTACGGTGTGCAGTTCGACATCCCGGCCACCCCGTCAACCACGGGATTGCAGACTTCCGCGTACTCGGTGTACTCCGACATGTTCCAGTGTATCGATTCGGAACTCACTGTCGACGGTGTCATCATCAACAAGCTCAGTGACGATTCGAACTTCGGCTTCATGGGTGTCAAGAGTCGCAGTAAGGGTATCCTGCGCGGCTATGCCTCGAAGTTCCTTGTGCGGAATGCTCAGTTGGCTTCAGCTGGTGCGGGCAGCGTAGCCCTAGCCAATCGTCCCTTCTTCATCAAGCTCTTGCCTGACATGCCTTCTGGCGATACCAAGAACGAGAATTACTCTTTGGTGCCTACGTCTACTGGTCCTACACCCAGCTCAGCAATGCTGGAGTTGCAATGGACTCTGACGCAATCGATGACTGATGCAGTATCAGGTAGTGCGTCTCTTGCGTCGTTCCCGACTGGCGTGGCAAGCTACGGTATTGGCAACTACATCTACGGGCTTACGAGGGATGCTCAACGGCGTCCCCTGAATGTTTCATCCAACCTTCCTCTCTAGGAATCATCATGGCGTCGACACCACTTTTAATTATCTCCAGCAAGGGCTTGGCCGTAGCATCTCGTGCTACTCCTACTGGCCCATTCATCAACATCAAAGGGTTTGCCATTGGTTCTGCGTACGGCTACGAAGTGACAAAGGAACAAGAGTCCCTGTCAGGCGACATGCTGTACGAAGGTGCAGTCTCGAGCTATTCGTATATCGGCAACAACATCATCAATCTGGTGTGCAAGCTGCCACCTGATGCGGGTCCGTTCGATTTCGGTGAAGTCGCTTTGTACCTCGAAGACGGTACGATGTTTGCCAAGGCTACGTTTGACAAACCTCAGAGCAAGTACTCAAGCCTCGGCACCAACCTCTCGCTGACTTACAGCTTCAACTGCTTGCTTCAACTCGAGCAGTCTGTGGCGGTGTTTCAGATAGTGAGCGCCGAAGGGTCGCAACAGTCCGTACTGCAAGTGGCTGCGTGGACGGAAGTTGTGCCACCTGAGATGGCCGCGAATCCGGACATCCCTTTGGTAGTCGTGCAAGAGCTTGACGGTAACGGTAACGGTACGCTGTTGGTGCAGAGCTCGAATACCAAATGGACACCTGCAGGTACGTTTTATCTGTTGGGAAATTTCGTTATCGGCAATGCGTCAAGTACGTGGCTTGATTTCCCGATTGAGCAGTGGCCTTACACTGAAGCCTACCTGTCCCCGTATCCAGTCGAGAGCAAAAGCTTCGTCGTTGAGACTGCGGAAGGATACTTCCGATCAGTTGCTTCGATCCAGCATATCGGTACTCCAGTCAACACTGTCCGGCTACTTCTGAATCCTGATCCGTTGCCTTCGATTCCGGGGTCGGGTTCAACTGTCGGGATTCACATCAATGATCCCGCGATCGGTACAGCTTTCAGCTTGTGGTCGAACCTGCGACAGATCATTGCCAATGCAGTACAGCCGTTGAGTGCTACAGTGTCCGTGGCGAACCTCACAGCTTCGATCAACGGCGGAGGCGAAGCAGCGGCAAGCGTCACTGCACTTGCGGAGGGCAATGCTCCCTACGTCTACTACTGGTCGAACGTATCTGGTCTGGCTACTTTCGACGATCCAACCAAAGCAACCGTTTCAGTACGGGCACAGTTGGCCAATGGCGGTATTGCTCAGGGTGTTGTTCAGTGCGAGATCCGAGATTCGTTCGGTCTGCGTACTACCGTGCAAGTACCGTGGGCGTATTCGTCAGAGCTGGCATGGGTTGTTCCGACTCAGGCAATGTTCCCCGGATCGACAAGCTTCATCTACGACTCGATCACACGCAAATCGACAGTCACTTACGCAACCGCGGGTACGTTCTCCTTCGTGCCACCTAACACGACAGTCGGTGCGTCTGACTTGATCGGCGCTGGTGGTGGCGGTGGTGGCGGTGCTGCAGTTCCGTCGGGCAACAGCAACTACGCATGGGGTGGTGCTGGTGGAGGTGGCGGAGCAGGTGGTCATCGAGCCCTTGCCAATATCGAACTGCTGGCAGGTGTCCCGAAGACTATCGTGGTCGGCAAGGGCGGCACGGGTGGCCTTAGTGTAGCAGCTGGTTTAGCGAACACTGGGGTTACTGGCGAGAGTACTCAGGCCTTCAATACTTCCGTTCCCGGAGGCTTGGGTGGTCAAGGTGCCTACAGCTTCTGTTGCGGAACTGATCCAGGGTACTCAGAAGGTGGCCTCGGTATAGATCCTTCAGGTGGCACTGGTGGTCGTGGTTCGCGTGGAGGTTCAGGCCCAGCTGGTGGAATTCACGTAGACGGGACAGCAGCCACAGGAAACAATGCAGGTGCCAAGGGCGTCGACAGTGCCGGCGGTTATTGCGGAGGTGGTGGTGGTGGGGGTGGCGATGCAGGTCAGCTAGGCGGTGCAGGTGCTGACTCAGGTGCTGGCATCTCTGGCTACGCAGGACGCAAGGGCGGTGGCGGTGGCGGTTCGTCAGGGGGTTGGACAGGTGGCGCGGCTGGTGGCAAGGGCGGCGATGGCGAAGTCAAGATCGTTTTCTAAGGAGCGCAGGAATGAACGAGCACATTGTAGTACCGTCAAACATACCGGAGGCAGACCTCGTGGCTTTGCTACAGGTCTGTCAACTTGAACCGCAGAACGAAAGGCCGAAAGGCCTTGGCTATCCGGGCATCACTCTGAAAGACGACTCCTTCATTATCCCTACTGTGCGGGAGATCGCAGACAGGGCTGTGCAAGAGGCGGGATGGTCTCTTGACTATCACTGGTCAACACTTGCAGGGTCCGGTGTGAACTTCTTGCACTACTCAATGGGGGATAGGCTTGGGCCACACGTCGATAAACCACTGCACGGAGATGATCTCGTGCACACGGCTGACTCAGAAGTCAAGCTTACAGTGGTGATGAACTTATCGAGTGACTGTGATGGAGGGAAGTTTGCTTTCATCGATTCAGAGTCAGGCCATCGGGAGATGGTTGATCTGCCGGTCGGTCATGCGTTGGTGTATCAAGCTTCCGAAAGCTACACTCAGGTGACTGAGGTAACTTCCGGAGAGCTGTTTCAGCTTGCTGCCTTCTTTATTGCTTAGGCACTTCAGATCGCAAGTTCACCTTGCAGTGCTTCAACAGCACTTCTTGGTGGGCTTGCATTTCTGTTACCTGTATCTGCAAATGCATCGCCCCTCCATGCTGCCTCCACTGGTAGCCAAAGATAGGAAGATAGATCGCACCCTGCGACAGTGCAGCGGACGCTTTGATCATCCAGTCTATACAACCCTTACTCGTGCAATCCTCCCATAGAGTCGCCGGCACCGCAGACGTTCGGATCACCGCTACGTGATGTGCTGCTCTCGGCCCGTTCATTATGTCTTGGTACGTAACTCTTCTGCGGGGCACTGAACGATCACAGGGTTTTCCCTGTTCGTCGATCCGCTGATCGTCCGTGAAGACCAAACCGCAATCCTCAGTGCTCAACATAACGTCAAGGCATTTGTTTAGACTATCGTTGATGACCAAGTCGTCATCGTCTACGAAGGCCACAAACTCAGACTTGCGCACTTGTTCCCACGCTTGTCGGAATGCAGCAGCTGCGTCGACGCACTCCACGATAACAGAAGTGGCCCCGACCGGCGAATACAGGCGGATAGACTCCAACGCAGAATGAATCCACGGCGCCGCACCTGAACCCCTAGTCCTAGTGATGATCCTGAGTGTCATAGCGTGTCGCCTAAGCGCGTAACCTTCACCACCAGTTCGACGGAAATGCGATTAGCGAACGGGCCGTTGCCTGAATAGGAGTTTGGATCATCCGTACTGCCGAAGCCGTGGAAGTATGGCTTGAGTTGTGTGGGTCCATTAAGCGTCGATGGGGTGGCCTTAACGATGAACTTGTCCGTCCATCGATCCCGAGTTCCTGCAAGGGTATCACCCATAGCGCCCGGCCAGTTACTGTAGAGCCTGTGGATATTTTCCACTTCACCTGCGGCCATCATATGAGTGCCACAGATCGCAACAAATGTTTCTGCTGCACTTAACGCTGAGAGCCCCATCACGGTACTCAGCATGTAGGGGAGCTTTGCTATGTCGCCGTAGTAGTCGGTGTAGTTAGTCTCCGCTGTGATTTCCATTTCAAACACGCCGGGCTTGTCTATCTGGAAGTAACCAGAGGTGGCAACCGTCGAGTCGTATACCCACTTCACATCCGGCGAGAGGCATATAGTCTCTGTAGCCTCTCCGATCCAGTAGTCGACGTAGAAGCTATTCGTGTCGAAGAAGGCGTCACTAGTGAGAAGCTGTTGGATCAGTGGGCTTGACGCACTACTCCCACCTCCGCCACCTCCGACGAGTGCCGCTAACGGAACCCTCTGGTTCTTCGGAGTACCCGACGGGCTGACGATAGGCACCCACTCGTCACCCTTGAGGTCTGCAACTGCTACTGGGGTCATCCCCATGATGTGTCTTTGGTCCTTGTTCATAGCTCAACCTTTCTTACGGAGTGGTTTGGATTGGCACGTCGTCTTCAAACAGGATCGAGTTATCCTGCGGAGGAACGGCACAGTAGTTCAGTTGCACCTTGGCGGTGTCTCCGCCCTTGACTTCGGTTGCTGTGATCGAGAAGTAATCATAGGTGTCATCTACCACCAGCAGCGACTTGACGTTGATCGTTGTTACTTTCCCGTCCTTGCTACCTTGGAAGATGATTGGCACGTTGGTGTGCAGCATACCACCGAGCCATTGTTCGGTGTCGCAGTTGACCGTCTGCTCAGGCATCAGGTAGATGATCTTGTTGACGATGGATGCTCCGTCTTTCAAGTACAGAGCCCGATAGTTGCCGAGGTTGCGGCGGATCTTGTTCATGGATCCTTCCGCTATCACGGACAACACTAGGCCAGCTTCAGGTGCTTTGGCAAGTGTCACAATTGGTTGTGCCATCATTTACTCCTTGGGTGAATTCAATAATGAAATTGCAAATCCGAACTGTAAATTATTCGTATGAAGACGAGAGGAGATTGAGATGCAAGTGTTAGGGGTAGCCGCAGCGGTGAGAGTGTTCGGGTTGGTCCCCGACCACCAAGCCATGCTGACCTTCGCTATGGAGTTCATTAAGGAGAATTACAAGCTCGAGGTTGACCCTCTTACTGAGCGGCTTGCCTCTGCCTTGCATCGCTACTGCGGTATGGAGTTCAGCCTGATGTGGGTTGAGCCTAACACTAATGCAGAGATTGAATTTCCCTCTCCGATGGACGTCGTCATCCTGTGGATCGATGTGAAGGATTGCACGCTCAAAGTTTCAATCCATTGATAAGCAAGGGTTGCTCGAGATCATTGGAACCCAGTCAATGCTACATGCTGTGCACGCGTATGAAGCCTGCAATCGACCTAAAAATGAGGTTTCCATCCCTTTGCACAGTGTTTGCCCGAAAGACAGAAAACCCCACTAAAAGAGTGGTCTTGAAAATTGGAGTTTGTATGGCACAACTTAAGCCCGTGCTCTTCGGCATCGACGGTAATTGGTACTGGCACCGAGTGTGGAACATTTTGCAGCAACGCATTGACTCGGTCCAGAACGTCGGCGTGTCGATGGGGTACTCGCTGTTGTCAAAGATCTGCGTGGATGCTCTAGCTGTCAAGGCCAACCAGCTAGCCGTGTTCTTCGATGGAGGTTCCATCTTCCGCTACGAGCTGTACGATAAGTACAAGGAGAGCCGGGGCGACAACGGTGTCGTCTATGAAGTCTTGGGTGAGGTCATGGTCTTCCTTGATCGCTGCGGCATCGCGGTGATGCAAGACAAGAGGCTAGAGGCTGACGACTTCTTATGCTCCCTCGGTCATCGATACGCTCCGACCCATCGAGTCGTGATCGGCACGAAGGACAAAGACTCCTTTCAGTACCTGCAACCTTCAGTGCGCTTGTATGATTCGACGTTCAAGATCAAGGGAGTGCCATCCCCTCGGTACTTCACGCATCTTGACGTAGAGGAGAAGCTCGGTCTTCCTCCCTCTCTTATGATTCAGTACCAAGCACTGATCGGTGACGGGATCGATGACATCCCGAAGATAATCACGCCGGCAGTTGCACGGAAGGGGCTGCTCAAGTATGGATCGATAAAGAACTGGTGCGCTAATGATCCAGAGATCAAAAGCACACTCGAGGATCACAGAGGCACTCTGGCGATCAACCGCAAGCTGGTAACCTTGTTGCCTGATTGCCTGCCTCCAGATTTCGAACCGCAAGCGATTCGCAAGTGGGACAATCAATCGTTACCGAAAAACTATTTCAACCTAGTTGACTTTATGCACCCAAAAGGGAAAGGACTCTTTCGATGAAACTCATGAACGCAGATCAATTCTTGGCAATGCCCTCGGGCACCATCTTCTCAACTTACGACCCCGACATCTTCGACGGCCTCTACGTCAAGGGTGCTACACTCACGGATGGTTACTTCCAAGTGACCGACATCCTTGAAGCGCCCTTCGATCCTAGCGTTGACGAAGATGAGGGCGCCACTAGGAGTGTACCTGCACCGAACGAGTTGGCCATGGACTTCGACAACGTGCACAAGTCTGTCGTGGTACCGGGTACTACGTATGCAGTCTACGATCCTGCAGATGTGGAAGCGTTGATGGCTCGGCTGCATCTGTGCTTGCCGTCTATGAAAGACTGGAACCACATCGCGGAGATGCCTATGTCTCAGACATTAGTGCACGGTGTTCATCGCGTGTATTTCCATGCTGGCCTGCTAGCAATGCGTGCTTTGCTGGTGAAGCACTACGCTCGTACTGGCGATGAGCAAATCGCACAGTCTCTCAGTACCTTCTGGCCTGTGCATGTCGGTGAGGATCCGGGTGATCCACGCAAGATGACTTTCCAAGAGATCACAACGGAGCTTCCTTCCGGTGGGTACGAAATTAACCCTGATATGACGCCAAGCACCGAAGCCTTGCCTATCGCGCTGGAGTTCATGGAGGCACAGGGTAATCTGTCGTGGTGACTTCGAGATCACGGACAAGGGCCGGGAGTTGTTGAGCGCAGATAAAAAGAGCGGGGTGGACTCGTGAAAGCCGCACCCCGCTAAACTCGCCGCAAAGGAAACTTGATATGACTGAAGACATACGTACTACGATAGAGCCGTTACCCTCTTGCTCTGATGGAGCGTTCGACTCGATCGAAGAATTTGAACGTTGGATCGCTGACGCGGCAAACAGGTGTGGTGTGTCGTCCCACCTACTCAACGCAAAGAAGTTCTGGTCTACTGCGGAAGTGGCTGCTGCGTTTGAAGTACCGAAACGTTCTTTGGAAAATACGGAATATACTTCACCAACCGAGTCTCAATGTTGTTCACGTAGTCTCGATTGATCGTGAGTGCTGAAATCGAATACCCTCCGAGCTTTGTTCTGCTCTTAAGGCTGTGAGTCTCGACGTTGTTGTCCCACACGAAAGGATCACAGCCTTGTATCTGAGCGCAATACTTCTTGTCGTTCAGAACACCCCCTTTACCCCCGTTGTACGCAGAGGCTGAGAACTTCAGCTTGTCCAGTTCCGTCTTGCCAGTGAAAGAGTCGTAGGCACTCTTGTCCATGTAGATCATGGTACGAATCTGATAGGCAGGATCAAACCGTGCCTCCCACTTCCACGTCTTCAAGCCTTCATACTTCTCGGTTACATCCTTGAAGTTGTTGTACTTGTTCGTGTTGGTCAATTGTCCCAAACCCCAGCCATACTCCCCGTTGTTCTTCGGGTTGATGTTCTCGGTCATAGGATTCCAACACTTTGGGGAACTTGGACGTGGGCACGTCTCTTGCTCGATCTGTCCCGCGAGCCATGCAGGTAGTGGCAATGTCGGCCAGTAGCTCTGCATCTCGGCAGCGACTGTCGGCAGGTACTCATGAGCCCTTGGTGGCAATTCATCAGCGCAGGCCTTAAGACTAAGCGTCAGTAACGCCATGCCTGCGATGATGAATGCAACACTGATGATAGTCCCCATGAGTATTTCACTAGGCGTCTTTTCTTTACCAGGTCGCTTATTACTGCTCATGAGAACTTTCTCCTTGAAAGTTACCGCAACATCGATACGAAAGTTTGAAACAGCCCAACAGTAAGGTAGAAGGCCCCGAAGATAACTAGGCCGGCACCAATTGCTTGTGGAGGGTTGTCACCACGAAGAATCACTACCATGAAGTCAACCAAGTCCAGCGTAGGGAACAGCACGCGCCGAATGATGTGCGTCAGTGCCGCGAAATACAGAAGGATAGCTGACGACGTGAACACGGGAGCCATCGCAGGATCAGGCAGGTTCCATCGAGTCGACAGTATGAGAAGCCCTGTCGCCACTACCATGAGCCCTATCACGCGCAGTGTGTCCTTCAGCAGATGTTGGGCTTGCGACTTTCTTTTGTGCAATGCACCATGATCGATTTCCATCTTTGAATCTCCTTTTTGTAGTTTACGTTTTGTCTACTTCGACGGGTTGTACGACCAGCTTGTTCAATATCTCTATCGTGTGCGTGAGCTGGCCGATTTGCACTTGCAGGTGTTCAACTTGGCGCGTAAGGCTGATGACCTCACCGCGAAGTTTGCCCATCTCTTCGATGGCGGAGTTTCGTTCATTGGCGAATTGGTCGGCACGGGCGCCGTTCTCGTCAGCTTCTTTTTTGTACCGCTCAGCTAGGTCTCTGTATTGACTAATGAGACTTTCCCTGTTGTCGGAGTCTTTGACTTCTTTGAGCTCGATACGGAACATCTTGTACAGCTGACGCATAACTAGAAGAGCAACACCCCCACTCCCGGTCCACGCGATCACCTCACCTGCCCCGCTAAGACCTCCAAGCCCTTCTATTAGTGCCATACTGTATCTCCTTGGAGTTCGTTATTTAGATCAGGTGCGCTCTTTTTCTCTGCGACCTTCATAATCAGAACTCCTGTTACCGTGAATTGGAAACCCACTGCGCACGAAGATCCATGAAGCGGAAAACGTGAGCGCAAGAGTGGGACCTGGAAACATACCGTCACGGACGATACTAATTGTAGTCATGAGGATCCACAGCATCGCATTCCATCCAGCAAACAGGATGGCATCGTGATCGTGATATTGACCACGGATGATGAAATAGATCTGCGCCAACCCTGTGAACCCCAAGAGGCCAACCCACACGCTTACCGGTAGCGTAGCCAACATGTTCCCGACAGTGTGCAACTTAGGGTGTCGGATAACGTCGTTGAGCGTCAAGAGCTCCGCGGTTGCTAACGTGATCCGCGTGGCGTGTAGATCAGACAGTAGCAGTATTTTGCGGAGCCTGTCTCGTTTCGACTTGAGGAATTCTGTGAGTCTGCTGTTCACTTTGGCGCTCTCTTTGACGAGGTAGAAAAGAAGATCAAGGTAGCCACGAGCAATGTGGTGATGTTTTCAGGATCAAGGAGTCCTGCCCCGTATGCAATAACACATACCGAGGAAGAGATCAGCACTCCAAAGATCAGCTCGAGCTCAACCACCCATGCATACTTGTCGTTGATAATTCTGTTGGCTAGCACGCTGATTACGTGCATCCCCAACATCAAGAGATACAAGTACTCGATGTTGAGGAACCAGTACAGCACCCCTCCTGTAGTCTGTGGGGCTTGGATGTACATTCCGATCTTCACTAACCACCACACGCTGTTGAGCCCGACTATGACTCGCAACAGCTTGTGGTGCGATAGGATTATACTCATTACCTGTGCTCCCTAAAATTAGCAAATCACCAGACTATGCTTACGATACCTGGACCTCCGGCACCTCCGGCGGTCTCTGTGTCGTTAGGACTCCAGCCCGACGAACCGCCACCGCCTCCGCCACTTCCCATCCCGCCTGTTCCACCAGCATACGAATAGGCGCCGCCGTACCCACCTGCTCCAGAACCTGCATACGAAGACTTTCCACCAGCGCCACCCCAGCCTCGACCTGACGTATCTGGCGCAGAACCTGCACCTCCGCCAATCGTTCCTCCACCACCCCCTCCGCCTCCACCTATACCGCCACCCCCACCTGTGCCTCCTGCTATAGTGGCGAGTACTGTAGCTCCTCGGAGTATGGTGGCTGATCCGCCCGTGCCTCCTGCAAGTCCATTTGAGCTTCCTATCATACCCGCCGAAAGCCCACCTCCACCACCAGAGGGTACTATCACGGTCAACGTCTCACCCGGAGTTACGGCTATAGTGGGAGTTGTTACCGCACCTGCTCCGCCACCTCCACCCCCACCACCACTGGCTCTTCCTCCTTGCCCACTAGATGACCCACCGCCACCCCCGCCACCACTGTGTAACACTGCGGGTATGCTGTACACTGCAGCAGGAACCACGAAGGAGTATGTACCCGGTACTGTCCATTGCTGACTGCCCGGTACGTAAGGGATGTAACCACAGTCCAAGCTATTGGCTTGAATCAGTTGGTCAAACGTACCGCCGACCCCATCTGCGTACGTTCCCATCAAGTTAACACCTGAACAGAATTGTCCGATCAACGCACCCGCCGGTAAGACAGTAGGTGCTGCACCTGCGTCTCCGTTGCCACCCATCACGCTGATACGCACCTTACCATTAGGCATGGTCACATAGACAAGCACGTCCGTGCTGTAGGGTGCTACTGACAACACTGGCGGCTCCCCTCCCACGAACTCAAACTTCGGGCCGTAGGCTAACTGCCGTCCACCCAACGCATCCTGCGTGACGATGATAACGCCACACTGGTTAAGCTCGATGTTGATCGGATCAGCTAAGACCGAATTCGCAGACAGGTTAGACAGCTGGAAGTAGTTGGACTTGTGCAGGTCAAGGATCGCGGTGTGCGTCGTATCAAAAACCACCGGCAGCACGTCTGCCTTCTGGCCCACCCACTCATGATTCGTAATCGCCAGTCGATCAACAATGATGCTTATCGCTTGCGCCATCTGGTTAACTACCAAGTAATCGGGTACGAGTCCTGCCTCTTTGATGACGGACAGGATCTCCTCCACGACCATGTAGAACCAGTACGATCCCGGCTTCGTCTCCTGCTCGAACTTCCCCGTCGATACTGGGAAGCCCGTCAAGACTGCTACAGGGAACGGAGTCGGTGTAGTTGATACTGTCCCGCCTTCATATACGTGATCCATTGCCTATCCTTCTTTTGTTAGCTCGCGGTACCCAAGCGGGTACCCGGTACTTGCCAGATTACGTTTGCATTGCCGACGATGTATGTGCTCGTACCCAAGTCACTACCCGCACCTCCATTAGCACTGGGCTGGACTGAGCTGCCTGTACCCGCAACACCCGCGCTGCCCGTCGCAGCTCCATTGGCAAGCCAACCAGCACCAGCCCCACCTGCACCGCCTATGGAGTACCACGAAGGAACTACAGGATTGGAGGTGCCATATGGAACAGTACATATTGACGTCCCACCTGTGCCCCCATTACCACCAGATGCGATACTGCCGTTGTTGACTAGGGTCGTGGGGTACGCAACGTCCAGAGCAGGCCCACCTGCAC